CGGCACTTATGTACTTGATTGCACTCAGAACTGCATGAATCAGCTTGAGGACATGTCTCCTGAGGCTGTTTTACGTGTTAAAGCACTGCTGGACGAGTATGATGCAGCAGATGCGGCTGAATCGACACAGAATTTAGGTGATACCGAAGGAAAAGTGCTTGTCAAGGCAGACGTCCTTGAGTGGGAAGTAACTGGTAACGGTGTTGCAGGTACCACACAGGAAAAAGCTAACGTTCGCGCTGAAATTGCACGTTATTTTGCATTCTGCTCTTGCTTAGGCAGCGTATTGCCCGGTACAGGTGGTTATGCAGGCCATTCTAGCCTCATTCGGTCCTGATGGTATCATAAGGACAACTTTCTTACAAGTTATTATGTCTGGTCACCCGGAAAACACCCCTGAAGTTAATGCAATGATGGAATCCATCAGCAAAATGGAAGTCGTTGACGTTTGGTGCAAGGGATGCCAGGCATTTCGTCCCATGAATGCTACATACGCTAAGTATTTAAGCGGTGAGATCGAATCTTGTAGTAAATGCCGCAAATAAATGGAAGAATTTGACTTCCACCTGGGCCCCGACGATGTTAGGGCCCTTCTTTATGCCGTAAATGAAGCAATTCGCATGTGGCCAGGGTCTCCAGCAAGACCCGCAGAAGAACAAGAAACGCTTTATCGGCTTAAAATGGGCTTATTTGCTATGTCCCTGGAACTAGTAATCGAAGAGCGTAGCGAGGGCGAAGGCCCGAGTTAAGCTGTAAAAAAATCGCGGGCTACGCGATGGAAGACTAGGAGGATTGAAAAAGAGGCATGGCCAGTACTTCCCCCTTGCTACCGTATCAAAATGGAAGGCTCTTAGTGCCCTCACAGGGCGCTGTAAGCCTCGTGGGCGGTCGCTGGGTGGAGTCCGAAGGGGATTCATACCTCGTCAGGGTATTTATCAACAGACAGCAATATAACGGGGTGTCTTCAGGTTCCAAGCTGGTGCCTATTCCTTCGCAGCTCAATGGTGAGATGATGCCAGGAGCCTCTGGTGATCAGTTTTTCTATCGCGGCTATGCGCTGGACTTTGCTACAGTACCGCCCACCTGGGATCTGGAGGCGTCTAGTGAGTCTGCGCTTAGCTTTACGCAGGTGACTACTCAGTACTCCTGGCTGGCGACTGGAGTAGAGTGTCTATTCAGGTTCGGTCAGGACCCTATCATGACAGCGGCTAAGATCCAACGATCCAGTGGCAGGTATGGCGGACAAGGCATCGATCAGATCATCTACAAGGAGATCGGCGGGGTCGAGATCCAAGTCACTGGTGGAGAGCTTCAGAATTAATGGCTAATCAGTGGAAGTATTCAGTCAAGCAAGACATCAAGATGCCCAAGGTTGAGGGCAATATGGAGACGGCTAAGATGAAGGCGGCTGTCAGTAAAGCACTCGTTAAAGGTGCTCAAAAGGGTGCGAGCTATGTTGAGGCAGGGCTGATTACAGCACTTAACAGGTCGATGGACTCTGAGTGGACTTGGAATCAAGGATCTCGCGATATTGTTGACACGGGCAAGTTGAAAGCTTCCGCTAAGATCATTACCAAGTTCGCGCAAACAAAGGTAAGCTTTCAGGTTCAGTACAACACTCCCTATGCTGCTTTCGTTCATTATGGTGGCGTCATAAAGCCCTATGGTAACAAGTATGCAGCAGACGTGATCATTCCAGGAAGGCCCTGGGTAAAAGCTGTCCTAGAGGGGACTCATGGGCAAGAGAAGTTTGACTTCCGAGTGCCATTCGATCGCGGTATCTCAGAGCAGTGGTCAGCACAGTTTGGCACATAGGTATCCTAGCCCAGCTTAATTCAAGTCATGGCCAGCAAGAAAAAAGGATTACCGTTCGTTGTCCAGCCACGTCTTAAGTCCATTATTGAAGAGCTAGGCAGCGAGGAGTCTGGAATCATCAAGATTGAACGCAAGGGTTATCTAACTGTTGCAGAGAAGCAGTTTGTCCAGAACGCAAGCGAAGACGATACGTCACTAGCCCAGATTCATTTGCTGTCTGCAAAAGTAGCCAAAGCCAAAGGCTGTACGGTCGCTGAGGCCCTCTCTTCTATCGGAGGAGCCGGTGACTCATCTTTGTTGGAAGGTTTTGAAGCAGAGGCCACAAGCGCACTGGCGGCCATGATGGTGCACCAAGAGCGTCAACACTTAATTCACGCAGCCTGCCTTTTGATGCTTCGGCTTGATGTAGAAGTTTCTATGGATGATGTACTAGAACTTCATCCAGACCTGCTGGTCGCGCTGGCTATCCTGTACAGAGAGGAAGAGGCTAAGAGCATCGAAGCGCTCGAGGAAGCCCACTCAGCAGAGGCTAAGGAGCAATCAGAGGGAAAATAGCGGGCCAGGCTCAGTCGTTTCCTTTTGAAGAGTACTACTGGCGGCTCAAGTACTTATATCCTGGAGACCCTGAGTTTGGCTTTAGGTCTTACCCAAACCTGCCGTTTAACTACGTCATCGACGCCATCCGCAAGTCAACTCTGTCTCGTCAGGAGCAGTTGCATGAGCTAGAGCTGCCCACAGCTCAGTTACTTGCTATGACTGCAAACATGAATAAGGATCCCAAGAAAGGTAAGGCGTATAGTCCGATGGATTTTGCTATATACACGCCCAGAGATCGCCAAGACCTCCCTGAAGGTGCTTATGGAGCCGCGGCCCTTAAGTTGGTCAAGGAGAAGAAGTATCCATCCTGGGCGCTGTTCTGCTTCAAGCAATTGGCATCGTCGGCCACTAAGGGGTACGAACCGACGAATACGGCTTTAATCAGCGAATACGCTATGCTTCTACACCCTCGCCCTGTCAAGGGAGGCTTTGTCGGCTTGCTCATAGCTCAGGAACGTGCTGGCGGATGCTCTGCTGTCTTCACTGACGACGGGGGAGAGGAGTTCCTGCTTGAGGTGCCTCCAATCCCTACCAAGGTTGTTGCGGAAGAAGGTGTTACGCTTATGAGGAGGGCCACTGCCCCATGATCTTGTTAGCGTAATCGTCCACGATTCGGGAATCTTCTTCTGAGTACTCGCTGAAGTTATTAATCCCGCCCTTGAGCCACTGCCTGATCCTCCACTCGGACTCAATGGTGTAAAAGGATTGCATGCGATACCATGCCAGCCACTCTTGGCTAGACTTGTCTTGGTTGCAGCGCTGACAGGCAGGGATGCAGTTTGTTGTTCGATCTTCCCCGCCGCTGGACTTAGGGCGCACATGGTCAATAGTTAAATCTGTCAAAGACTCGTCAACGATAGGAGTAGCCCCGCAGTAGGCGCAGCGATTGTCCCAGCAGTCTTTGATTGCAGTACGCCATTGGTGGCGAGCTTCTCGGCGTGTCAGAGCTGACATGTGATAAAGGTAATCTGAAATCCTCTCGTAAACGGGGAGGTAATCCTGGGATTGGTGCATCTCAGATTGCTATAAAGACAGCACCACAGAGTAGAAATCTGTTCATCGGCATTAGGGCCTCCGTGGTTGTCGTTGCCTTCAGTTTACCGAGGCTGGAACACTAGGAACGACAGCAGGATTGGTATGGCGCAACAATTCCCAGCAACGGCGCAACTTCTTTACGAAACGCTATCCTCTGATACTGTTTTCATGAGCCTTCTAGGTACTTATACCTTCAAAGCGGGCGAAGAATTACCGGCAATTTCGGTCATTTCCGCAGGAGAGGATCTGCCGTCACTAAGAAATGTTAAAGGAGTAGAGTGTATAATTCAAGATGCTGGTAACTTTACGTCTAGCGAGTACTTGACTGGAGATGCTCCCCGGCTGACGATTGAGTGGAGCGTATTCTTGGTTGCCTGGAACCCGGCGAAAGGGGCTGACCTTCAGCTTTGCGCTCAACGGGCTTGCAGCAGATTCCTTGGCTCTCAGGCTATCCAGACGGTTGGCACTACTGACGGCCTAGGTTCTCTGGTCCAGACCAAGTTAATCATCCGTTCCGACATGCCGATTGTGGCAGCCTAGAAAACGGGCCTTTGGAAGTATAAGGTAACGGCCCTATGAGGGTCCGAGTTACCTTCTTGCGGGCCAACGC